ATAAACGTTTTTGAAATAAGGGATTAGGTTATACCAAACGTTATATATAAGCGGCGGGTAAGAAAGGAAGCGAAATAAAG